TACTAACTTTAGAAACAGAGAAGTTGGGCCAGAAAGTGTAGAAAGAGGCAGAGAACCTATGAGTATAAGATTTAAAAATCCATTTAGTGACAGCGAAGAATGGACACCCTGGTACTCACTACAAACCTTTGATACATTGAGCAATATTTTTGGAGCAATAGGAGAATATGTAGAAGTTGGTAATAGCCTTACAGAAGAAGAGAAAGAAGTAGAAAGTTCTATAGTGGCAATGAAAATTGCACACGTTGCAAGAGCATTAGGTATGGGTCAATTCAGTAAACAGATATTATCTAGTATTACTGAACTATTTGACGTAGTAGCTGGATTTGATGAAGATGCTGCAAGAAGGTTGAAAAAAGGTAAAACTGGCGCATTTAGTAGATATATAGAAAGAAAGCTATCATCATTGTTAGTACCAGCTGCTATTAGAAAAATTAATATAGGAGAAGCAAGAAGAGATATTGTAGCTAGTGAATTACCTTTTCCTTTTAATGTTGTATCAAACACCGCACAAAGAATACAATTACAAATTCCTGGAGCAAGAGAAGGGCTACCACCTGTATTACATAACTACTCAGGAGATCCTATAGACGATAGAGATTACGCTGGTACAGGTGCAATACCAAAAGATATGCCCTGGCTAAAGTTTTTCTATAAAATGCTTACACCTACTTCTGCATTTCCTAGTCGCACAAAATCTACGCATCCTGTCGATGTAGAGTTAAGTAAGTTGTATGGTAAAGGTTCTAATTACAAACCCTGGAATGATAATATTTTTAATTTGCCAGACAAAGTATTAAACAGAGAAGAGTTAAACAGATTGATAACTATAGGTACAAAAGAAATTAAAAACCAATCTGGTAATACTTTATGGGAAGAACTTACAGCGTTAGTCACAAAAGATCCAGTTTACGCTTCTCTGCCGTATGATGTTAGCAGCGATGTCGAAAACCCCAGAATGACAATGATTAAAAATGTCGTTGCTGAATTTAAAGAAAAAGCAAAAATTAAATTTTTAGAAGAAAGACCAGACATTAACGCTCTTATAGAAGAAAGAAATCAAAAAATCATTGATAAACAATACACAAGAGATAGACTAAATAGTATGAACGACAAACAAAGTCGAAATGGCTCTAACCAGTTTTTAGCACAACTTAACTAATGGCCTACGCACAACGCATTATAACTAGCAACTCAGCTGGAGATCAGGAATTTACTTTTACTTTTGATTACATCAAAGAAGAGCATATAAAAGTATTTGTTAATTTTGTAGAAAAAACGCAGGGTACAGGAAGCGATCAGTTTCAAGTAATAAGCAATACAACACCAAAAAAAATAAGTCTTAATACAGGATTAGCGTCAAATAATACTAGAGTAGAAATAAGAAGAGTGTCATCATTGTCTACTCCTTTAGTAGATTTTGTAGACGGCTCAACACTTACAGCTGCGGATTTAGACACAGCAGAAAAACAAAGTTTGTTTATAGACCAGGAGTTAGATGACGCACTTAAACAAGGCGTATCTATAGATGGAAGTACAGGTTTACCTTCATTAACTAATCAAAGATTATCTAATGTTGCAGACCCTGTAGGTGCGCAAGATACAGTTACAAAAAATTATTTAGAGCGAGCAGGAAGCATTACATCAACACAAATTGCAGATGGAACGATAGTTGATGGAGATATTGCAAACGCTACGATTACAGGTTCTAAATTAGTTAACAATACTGTTACTTCAACACAAATTGCTGCTGATGCGGTAGGAGCAAGTGAACTAGCTAATAACGCAGTTGATACTACTGCAATACAAGATGGAAATGTTACAAGGCCAAAGATTGCTAATGACGCAATAGATGGAACAAAGATAGAAGATGATGCAGTAAATTCAGAACACATTGCAGCAGATTCTATAGATGCAGAACATTATGCACCAGGATCAGTTGACACAACAGCAATAGCAACTAACGCAGTTACGTCAAACGAAATAGCTGACAATGCAGTTACAAATGCAAAAATTGCAGATGCAGAACTAAAAACTTTAGCTGGTATGCCATCAGGCACGGCTTCTAAATTAGCTGACAGTACAGTCCTTACCTCTGATATAGCAGACCTTAACCAGTTAGATGGCTTGCAAAAGGAAACTACTATAACTGATGACGATACAAAGTTTCCTACCTCTGGTGCTGTTATAGATTATGTAGCTGCACAATTAGCTCCTATTGGTGGTTTAGAAGCTATTGCAAATGAAAATTCTTTTCCTAATACACAACCACAATCAGGTGTTGTTATAAGTATTGCTGATGCTGGTGGCTTATCAGTAGCATCTGATGGAACTGCATCTGGTCAAACAGTAGGCGGTACAACAGTAAATATATCTGGCATTGCTTCAAACTTTCGTGGATCTAGTGTTGCTGCTGGTGTAAGATTTCTTGTTGTTTCTACAGGATCAGGTCAAAACTATACATACCATAAAGCAACTCTTAAAGAGGATGACCTTGTAGGTTTAAGTGGAGATATAAATGATTTTGCAGAAAGATATAGGGTAGGTTCTAGTTTTCCTACAAGTAATAATGACTCAGGAGATTTATTTTGGCATACATCTTTAGGAAAATTATATGTCTACAACGGAACTACAAGTGCATTTGAAGAGACACAAAGTATTGGTAACTTCTTTATATCTACACTTAGCCCTGCATTTGATGGTAGTACAACAAACTTCACCTTAAGTAATGCGCCTACTTCAGCGCAACAAGTATTACTAATAATAGAAGGTGTTTTACAAAAACCTAACGCTGGTACATCTACACCTACAGAAGGCTTTGCTTTAGATGGTAGTACAGTTAAGTTGGCTGCTGCTCCTGCTACTGGTGCAAGCTATCACGCAGTTGTTATGGGTACTACTGTAAATATTGGAACTCCAAGCAACAATACAGTAACAACAGCAATACTGCAAAACAATTCTGTTTCAGCAGGAAAAATACAAGCTGACGCAATAGATGGAAGCAAGATAGCAGATGACTCTATAAATTCTGAACACTACGTTGATGCAAGTATAGATCACGCACATTTATCAAATGACTGTGTAGATGGGGATAATATACAAGATGATTCAATTAACTCTGAGCATTATGTAGATGCAAGTATAGATCATGCACATTTAGCCAACGATTGTGTGGATGGAGATAATATAGCTGACGATTCTATTAATTCTGAACACTATGTAGATGGTTCTATAGATACAGCACACATTGCTGATGACGCAGTTGACGCTGATAAGCTAGCTAACTCTATTAACTCAGCTATAGCAGCTAACACAGCTAAAGACCTTACAGCTTTAAGTGCTAGTAATTTAACATCTGGAACTATTCCTGATGCTAGATTCCCTTCAACATTACCAGCAATAAGTGCAGCTAATCTTACTAATTTACCAGCTAGCGGAAGAGCTAAAAATTTGGTGGTCAACGGAGCAATGAACGTGAGTCAAAGAGGAAGTAGTGCTACACCTGTGTCTGGCATAGTACCTTGTGACAGGTTTGCTTTTTATTACGGAGGAGAAGATGAAGCACCTAATCAATCACGAGTTGATGTTGCTTCTGGAACTACACCTTACAGTTTAGGTTTTAGAAAAGCATTACAAATTCAAAATGGAAACCAAACAGGTGGTGCTGGTACTAATGACTATTGCTTTATCCAGGCTAAATTAGAAGCACAAAATATTGCAAAATCTGGCTGGAATTATACATCAGCATCTAGTTACATAACATTATCTTTTTGGGTAAAATCAAGTGTTGCACAAAGTTTTAAGTTTTATTTAAGAACGCATGATGGCACAGGACAAGTATATTCAATGGACACAGGTTCATTATCTGCCAACACTTGGACAAAAGTGACTAAAACAATACCTGGAAATAGTAATTTACAATTTGATAACGATACTTTAGAAGGATTATCAATAAATTGGATACAGTATTTTGGAACAGACTCTTCAGATAACTCAGGAACAGAAAATCAATGGAGAACATACAATACTTCCGATAGAATCAAAGACATGACCTCTACCTGGTGGACAACAAATGATGCAACATTCCAACTAACAGGGGTTTTATTAGAGCTAGGACAAACAGCCAGCGACTATCCACACTTAACCTATGCGGAAGATTTGGTTCAATGTCAAAGATATTTTTATTCAGCAATGAACGCTGGTGGTGCAGGGGAATATATGTCTTGGGGAATATATTTAGGAAACGGAAAAATGATGAGTACATGGTATTTGCCGACTGAAATGAGAGCAAATCCAAGTGTATCTTTTCCAGAAGGAAATAATTATTATAATATTTACAGAGCAGATGGTAGTGATAATTTTAATTCATTAGGAAGTATATTAGGGCCAAATAAATTTGCTGGTAATCATTTTGTTAATATTGAAATACTATCGCTTGTAGGTAGTACAGGTGGTTATTCTGGAACTATTAGTGCTGGTAACAGTGCTGTTTATGTTCATTTTTCTGCGGAAATTTAAAATTATGACATACAAACTAATTAAAGATTCTATTACTGAAACTGTAAATCAAGTAAGATTTACTGATTCTAATGGTAATTGCAAACTAATACCATTTGTCGAAGAAAATAAAGATTATTTAGAGTATCTTGAGTGGGTAGCTCAAGGAAATAAAGCGGAGGAAGCAGACTAATGCCATTAACACAAGTTTCATCTAGAGCTATTGAGGACACCTTAAGATATGTCTTAGGTGCTAATGGTTCAAGTGATTACACTTTTACTGGCCCAGGACTAAGCGGTGCAGTAAATGACCCTACGTTAACTCTTAGCAGAGGTCATACTTATGTTTTTGAAAACAGGAATAGTAGTGGCGCACACCCTTTTTATATAAAAACCAGCATTGCTAATGGTGGTACAAATGATGCTTATAACACAGGAGTAACAAATAATGGTGGTGCTGGTGGTACAGAGATAGTATTCACAGTACCGCATGATGCACCTGACGTTTTGTACTACCAATGCAGTAGTCACAGCAGTATGGCTGGTCAGTTAAAAATTGCTGGTGCTGTAGCAGATGGAAGTATAACAACAGCTAAACTAGCAGCAGATGCGATTGATGGTACAAAAATTGCAGATGACGCTATAGCAGCAGAACACATAGCAGATAATGCTGTTGCCTCTGCGCAAATTGCAAATAATACTATTTTAAATGCCGATATAAGTGATAGTGCAGCTATAGTATCTAGCAAAATTACAGGGTTAGCTGCTTCAGCAACTACTGACACGACTAATGCCAGTAACATCAATAGCGGAACTTTAGCAGTAGCTAGGATGGGAACAGGCACGCCATCAAGTGCTAATTTCTTGCGTGGAGATGGAAGTTGGGCTGATTTGTCAGTTGATAATATAGAAAGAAATTTAGCTCAACTTGCTTTATATAGAGCATCGGATCACTCACAAAGTAAATATAATCTCCCAAATGGGTATATAGATACCTTTACGGATAACTCAGGTGTAGATACAAGTGCTAGCACTGGAGAGACTCTAACAAGCGGCTACTTTCATGGAACTTCAACTAGCACAGGTAATGCTACAGGAGGAACTATAACTACTGTTAGCGGTTACAGATACCACCAATTTAACCATACAGGCGGATACAATGGCACTACAAGTCATAACTTTGTAGTTCCTGGTGTTGGCACTTTAGAATACTTACTTGTTGGTGGTGGAGGAAGAGGGCAAAGTACACATAATGGTTGGAATCAGTCAGGTAATAGTGGTGGTGGAGAAGGTGGAGATACAGTAAATAACACTAGTTTTTCAGCTACAGCCCAGACCTATGCAATAGTAGTGGGTGGTGGTGGAGAAGGCTGGACTTCTAGTGTTAGTAATAATGGACAAAACACAACTGGATTTGGTGCTACAGCTAATGGTGGTAATGGTAATAGTTACAATGAAAGCGGTACTGGTGCTGATGGTCAACAATTTACAAACTTCTCTCAATTTGGTGAACAAGTAAGCGGAGGAGGTTACTTTGGTGGAGATGGAGGTTCTGGAAATAATAGCGGTAACGTCTACCAAGGTGGTAAAGGTGGTGGAGGTAAAGGCGGTACTGGCGAAGGTGCAAACCATTCAGAGTCAGGAACTAACTCTTACGGAGGTGGTGGAGGTGGTGCAAGTCATACTTATGCTGCTGGAAATGGTGGACATGGAGTAGCACTTGTTCGTTACTTAGTTAATGCTTTTACTACTCAAATAGAAGGTGGAAATATGTCACTTCAATCCAACACAATAACTGCATCAGAAGCTACAACTAAAGTTTCTTTAATATTAAATATTGAAGAGGCAGCTGGAAATACTGATTTAGATACCGACTTAATAGCTTATGTTAGCTCTGATAATGGTACTAACTGGGTTACATTAGATTTAGATAAAGGTAATAGTGATGGTTATAACGGATTCTCAGATTGGGGTACAAACAAACGTATTGTTGGAGAAGTTAATAAAACTGTTCCATCAGGTACTCAATTAAAATGGAAAGTTGTTACAGCAAACCAAAGTACAAGTAAGAATACAAGAATACATGGCGTTGCTTTAACTTGGGCATAATGTAGTGGAAATACCAAGTATTAATCTGCCAAATACAGATTATATTCTTGTACCGCCTAAAACAATTTTTTATCCACCTGTGGCAGAGATTCCATATCTAGATCCAATCCTTCTACCTTCTCTGGAACAGGTACAGTCGGGACTTGGGGAAGATCAGGAATCTTCTGTTGAAGAAGAAAAATCATCTTCATCGGAGGAAGTATTACCAGGAGGACAACCGCAAGTACCGAGCAACTTGCTAGAAACCAAAGAAACTTTACCATCTGAAACTGTAGCTACATTTAATATACCTTTATTTGGCGAATTTCCCATTCCTGCGCCAGAAGTAATTGCATCAAGCGTAATAGCATCTGGTGTAAGTGCCACGGCTGCCGTTACAGGTTCAATAATTCTGCAAAGCGTTGTTAATCAACTTAAAAAACTTATGACAAAAATATTTAAGAAAGTTTTAAAAAAAGAAGTCGCAAG